GAAATTGATGCAATTGAGGAAAGTTCTGATAAATACTTAAAGGCACTTCAGTCACAAAAAGACGAGTCTTCTTTCTTAGCTAGCCAACAACAAACAGCCTTGGGTGGACTTGGTGCACTTGCAAGTGGAGACGTTATTGGATTCTTGCAAGCAAGAGATGAAATGGCTTCAGCTGCTCAGTCAAACGCTCAAGAAGAAGAAATTAAAAAGATTGAAGATCTTACAGATGCAAGAGTTACAGACATTGAAAAAACAATAGATGCAATTAAAGAAAAAGCAGATGCAGAAGTTGGAACACTTCAAGACCAACTTGAAAAGAATCAAGAGCTTATGGATAAAGAAGGAGAGCGTCATGAAAACAGAATGGCTGCTCTTCAAAAAGAAGCAATACAAATTCAAACAAATAAGTCTGCAGAAATTAAAGCATTTGATGATTCTAAGGCTGCACTTCAAGAATTTATAAACACTCCAGTTGGAGACAAGCTTGGAAAAGATTTAACTAAGTATGCTGAAGCAATATCAAACGTTGCTGCAAATATGCCAGCACACTCAAAAAATATTATGAATGACCTTGCAACATCATTTGGAAATAACTTCCAATCCGTTTTTGACGCAGAAGTGCAAAAATCTGCAGAAGAGTTTGGTGTAGATCCAACAGACCTAAAAACTTTGGTTCAAAAATCTTTACCTAAAAATGGAGGAAGTGGAGTAAAGGCATCGGATAGATTTGCAAAGGGTGGATATGTTAGTGGTCCAGGTACTGGAACATCAGACTCGATTTCTGCTCAACTTTCAAATGGAGAATACGTTGTTAAGGCTGACTCAGTTAAAAGAATTGGAAAAGATACACTAGACAGAATTAATGCTGGAACTGGAGGCATGGTTACAAGAACTAGCACTACTGAGGGATATCGTGTTGGCGGTGGAGAAGGAATTACAGCAGCAGCAGCTTTTGCAGGTGGAGTTAAAACTGCAGTTAGTGCAATTACTTCAGCAAATGCTTTAGTAAAAGCAGCAGCAAGTGCAATGAATGAAGAGCCAGAAAATTCAGATGGTGGAGGAACTGGAAAGACAACATCTATTCCAGAACAACTTGGAAAAGTTGCAAGAATTCTTCGTGGAACCTATAGAGTATCTGCAAGAGGAACTTACCCAAGTGGAAATCCTCACAGTGCAAGATACGGCACTGCAATTGACTACGCTACTCCAACTGGAACTGGTGTTTATGCAATGGCAGGAGGAACTGCATCAAATCTTAATAGAGGAAATAGTTCCTTTGGAAAGTATGTAACAATTAAGCATGCTGACGGAACAGAGTCTCTATATGCTCACTTAGATTCACATGGTCAAGGAGGAACTGTTAATGCTGGAGACTTTATTGGTGAGACTGGAAACACTGGAAATTCCACAGGTCCTCACCTACACTTTGAATGGTCAGCACTTAAGAATGGATTTAATCCTCCAGGAATGAGAATTGGTGGAGAAACAATGTCTGATGGTCTTGCTAATCTACATAAGGGAGAGCTTGTTTTAACTAAGCCACTTACACAACAATTAAAAGATGGAATTGGAGAATTAAAATTTGGAATGCCATCAGCATCTGGTGTTTCTCCAATAGATAGTGGTACAATGGTATCTAGCAGTAACACCTACAACATTAGCGTTGATGCGTCTGGTCCTTCAATGGATCCAAATAAGATTGCACAAAAAATTGTTACTGCTATTAGCAGAGAAGAAGATAGAAGAAGTTTTGGGAGGACTAGCTAGTGGCACAAGCATATTTAGATAAAACTTTTAGTAAGCCTTCTCTTATTATATTATCTACATCTAATCCAACAGCAGAGCTATCTAGTGGAACGCCAACAGGAAGATGGGACTTTGGTTCTGGACAAGTACTTTACTTAACAGATGACAACAGATCCGCTCTCTCTGTAACCCCACAAAGACTTGAGTCTAAAAGAAGAATGATTGATGGAACAATGCGTTCTGTTCACATTGCAGATAAAATGACTTTTAGCACTTCTTGGGAATCCCTTCCGTCTAGAAAAACTAGACCAACTCCAGCAAGTCCAGATGGTCTTTCAAATAAAATTACTTCAGATGGCTTTGGTGCAGGTCAAGATATTAAGGCTTGGTATGAAGCAAACTTTTCAGATTTTTGGATGCTATTAGTATATGATGCATCTGTATCAGGAAACTCAGTAAACAATGTTGAAAAGTATAATGTTTTCTTTGATGATTTTGATTTTTCTATTGTAAAAAGAGGACAACATAATGATTTGTGGGATGTGTCTATTAGCCTGGTGGAAGTGTAATGTTAACTACAGGATTAACAGAAATAGATTCCATTTACAAAAAAGGATCTACTGTATCTTCTAAACATAAAATTTTAGCAGAGTGGAACCACAACTCCTATTATAAAATTAACTATATTGGTTCTTATCCAATATACATTGATGCTAAATCAAGCGGTTCTAGCGACCCAACATATTCAAAAACATTTGTTGCAACGGATTTAGGTGGATGGGATAACGGCAATCTTTACAATACAGTATCTGTAGATAGCACTCAAATTTCAAAAGAAAATAAGGAAAGAAAAGATCTTTGTAGCCTATACAATGTTATTGAAGTGGATAGACCAGATCCAGGAATTATTTATGGAATTGGATCCCAGACCTCTACAACAATTATTGAAGATTCTAAAACAGTTAAGTCTTACAATATTTTGCAGTCCCCAGTTAGACTTTATCCTCTTTCAAACAATCAAGGATTTAAATACTGGAATTCTTTTAGGTATTGCAAACCAAATTCAAGTGTTTCCCCAGAAATTACCCATGAACTAATTGGAAGGTCTGGAAGTGATTTTACAATGAAGGGAAACAATGCCTTTGTTGTTTATGATGGAGTTTTAAAAACAAATAAAATTGTTGTTAAAACGCAGACTGTAAATGGTTACGCTAAAGACTTTACAATACAAGTTTTAAAATCTGGAAGCACAACTTGGTCAACTGTATATTTTGAAAATGATGACACAAGATTGGCTGCAGCAAAATTAAAAACCGTATCTGGAACTAGTGGATCTAAAAACATAACCCTAACAGATAGTTCAGGAATTTATGTTGGAATGAGAGTTGTTCAATCAGGATCAACCGCAAACATACCAACTGAAACATATGTAGAGTCTGTCGGAGTTGATGGATTAGTTACTCTTGACAAAAATTTAACAGGAAACCTTAGTGCCGTTGCAGGTATTAATTTTATAGACACACCATCATTATCTGATGGCATTGTTAGAATTACTGGTAAAAAGGTTAGTGGCACAGTTGCATGGTCTCTTGCTGGTGGAGCTGAAGAAGAAAACGCTTTGTCATCATTTAAGATTCCAACCGATGGAGTGTCTGGACTAGATGTAGAACTAATAACTGGCATCAGATTTTCCGCACAAACAATGTCAAAGGCAAACGCAACACTAGACATTATTGAAATATCTCCAAGAATGGTTGTAGATTTTACTGGATATACAGAAGCATTTTCTGTTGACACTACTATTGGAGATGCTTCTCTTGGATTGCCAGTAGGATCTATTGTTTCGTCTACAGGATCTATAGACTTATTTAATGAAGATAATTTAATTAGCAATAAAAATGTTGACTCAATTCTTGACGACCTATTAAAGCCAAATGTTAAGTTTACAATTTTAAATGTTATTACTTCTGGTCAAATTCAAAAGTTTGTTCCAGTAAAGGTTTTATATGCAGAAAGCTGGGATGAAGAATCTAACTGGAAAGTCTCCGTATCTCTAGAAGACTCTATGCGTTTCTTAAAAGATAAACCAGCTCCTGACATGCTACTTGCTGCAAGAAATGGAATTAAAGTATCTGCAATTATTAAAATTCTTTTGGACAATGCTGGATATAATAGATTTAGCTTTGTTAAAAGTAAAGAAGAGCTGGCTTATGAATATGAAGATATTCCTTTGGACTTCTTTAGATGTAGAAAAGAAGAGTCTGTTGCAGAAGTTTTAAACGAAATAGCAAGGTCTGCCCAGCTATCCATATTCTTTGATAGTTTTAATAATCTTGTTGCAATGACTAAAGAGGCGGTTGCAAACAAGACAGACCTATATGACTACTGGCTTGTAGGAGATATTGGCGAATTAGATTCAGGAGATAGCGAGTATCTTTTCTTAAATGATAAATATACAAGTAATATTGAAAGCTTTGAGGATACAATTGTTCCTCCAATTACTGCAGGAGAAGTTGCGTATGATCATTTGGGCATGGAAAAGAAACCTATAAATCTTGTCAAAGAGTCCCTTAAGAAAGATGGAAATATAGACATTCTTAATACTGTAAAAGAAAATGGATATAGTGAGGTTAACTTAAATAGAAACCTTTCATATGTGCCTCATATTGTCTGGCAGCCGTCTAACACGGACTTAGATGCTTGGCTTGCTGTTGGAGCACTACAGAAAAATTTAAATGCCTCAGATGGATTAAGTTATTTTAACACAAGTGGATATGACGCACAAACAGAGCAGGATGCTATCAGAGAGGCGTATGACAGCTTAACTGATACTCAAAAAAATGATTTAACAATTTTTATTCAAGAAGATCATTTAACGTCATCCTTCCAAAGAAAATATAACGGATATGTTTCTATTGATGATGAGTTGGTTAAATATAACGGTATTCTATATAAGGTTTCAAGAAGAGGATTCTCCACTGACTTAGTTATTTACTTTTCTGAAGAAGAAAAATTAACAGCAATTTTAAAGGCTCCATCTGGAGCAAGCTTTATTCCAGTAGGTTTAATTGTTGATATTCAAATGAAAATAATTTCTAGTCCAGACTTATCTAATAATTCTTATAAATATCTTGTGACTAAAACTGGAAGAGGTTTTGACGGGACTGTCATTGCAAGCCATATAACATCAAATAGTCCAGAAGCAATTACTTGGTCGTCATTTTCTACAAAGTTATATTCTTCAACTCAGCCAGGAGCAAATGTAAAAGCTACAATAAATCTTTTAACACAAACCAAGGTTTCAACTGGAGATGCTGCTGTCAATGAATATCTTTATGCAAATGCTGGATATGCAAAAATAATTGGACCACCTTCATATACAACTTCAGACTCTACTGCAAATTTGCCACCTAGCGACCAACTTATTATTAGAGATCAAGGTCAACAATTTTTATCTGGATTTAAAAAAGCTATAGGATTTAATCCAATAAGAATTGGAGCAAAATTAAGAATTTTAGAATCAGGATCAAATTCAACATTTGCTGGAATTGGAATGTATAATTCTTCAACCACCACAGGAACTAATGGATACTTCCTTGAAGTTTCTACTTCTGGAGATGCGTTTGAAGCAGATAAGCCAGATAGCAACAACATTAGATTTTATAAAGTTACGGGAACAGATAGAACTCCACAACTTCTTGGCGTTGGCTTTGCAAGAGTTAATGCTGCCAAGTTTGGAAATGAGTCTGCACAGCCAGCATATGCAGCACTAGGAAATCCTGACGGGTGGAGAACTACTTTTAGTTTAGACATTGTTACATATGAGTCAGCCTCGTATAGAGCATTTGACATTTACTTTGAAGATGTTTTAGTTTTTACGGCAATTGATGATGCAAAGGTTGGAGAGTCTGGATATATTTCTCCAAGACAAGATGTGTCAATGTTTGTAAGAGATGATTCTGCTGCAATTTTTGAGTATTTTTATGCAACAGCAATTCCAAATGGAATAAATGTTTCTGTAACAGACCCAATTCTTTCTGCACCAGAACCGTATGGTTTTGATCAAGCAATTGACCGTGGAATCTTTAGCTCCTCAGCTAGACAAATTTTAGGAACCAACTATCAAATTTTTTACGAAGACTTTGGATGCCTTGTAAGAGAAGTTAGAAAAATTGAAGCTAGATTCCCATTCCCAACTTTTTCTGCTTCTTTGATTGAGCTAGGAAGAGTAGTGCCAGACTACATTGTTAAAAACTTTAAATATACTTCATTTGGAGGAGAATTTTGGATTTATTGCACAGCAGGTGCAACCGTAAGAATCGATTCTGAAAGTTCTATCCCTGTATACATTTCTGGAATTTTGTTGGATAAACTTGGTGGTGGAACCGTAGCCATTGACGATTATATTAATTCTTTAGATATAGAAGAAAGAAAGAATCAAGAGCTTGAAATTAATAAGCGTTTATACGGCGAGCAGTCTTATAATATTTCTGGAAGCTATATTTCAGGAGTAGAAATGGCAAGAAAACTAGCAAACTGGGTTGCTAAAAAAGCATCTAAAGAAAAGACTATTATTTCTGCAGAAATTTTTCCAAACCCACTTCTTCAGCTTGGAGATAAGATAAAAGTATTCTATAAGGCTAGAGGATACTGTGTTGATGAAGATGGAGACAAAACATATGTCCTATCTAGAATTTCTTATTCCGCTACACCAGATGATATTTCTATGAACGTTGAATTAAGGGAGATGTTGTAATATGGGAGAGTATGCAGATTCATTAAAAAAGAAAAAAATAACTGATGCTGAAACAGCAAGAGAAAATAAAAGACTTGGAAAAAGACCTGACCCAAATAGAGCAAATGCAAGAGAGGATAGAAAGCCAGCATACGTCTATCCTGGATTTGACCCAAGCTCTACTTTAAAAATTAAACCTGGCAAAGGTGGAACTGGTGACAATGGTAAAAAGGGAGACAAGGATAAAAAAGACAAATCAACTCCAAGAGAAATTTATCCAGTTTCTCAAGTACAAATACCACTAGGTTCTGGTCAGGTAATAACTCCAAACCTTCAAGAAGCATACATTAGAGAAGTTACAAGGCTTACTCTAAACCTTATTTCTAGTGCAGAAAACTTATTGTTTGCCTATAACTTTACTGGAATTAATAAAATTGCATCATACATGCTTGAGGCAGACGATGCTAGCCAAAGATCAACTGCTGTGGTTTCTAACATTATTAGACCTAGATCAGGAGTTGAATTATCAGAATTAGAGGTTAGGGATAAGCTCAACAACGTAATTAATCTTATTGCAAACACAATTGGAGACCTAGTTACATCTTCTACTAAATTAAATAGTTTTGGGCAGAAAAAGGATAACTTAGATTTTATAGGAGGTACGCCAAGAATAGATAATAGAACATCATTTTATGATTTAAAGCTAGAACTTCCAGACATACAAGGGTTTGGATATGACGTTGCTTATACAATAAAATGCTATGATATTAGTTAAAATGGTATAATTTGTTTATGATGCAGGGAATTTACAGAATTTATAAAGATGGAAAATTAGTAGCAGAAAAAGAAAATCAAATGACAGTTGCAGGACGTGCAATTGTTTTAAAGGCTTTGATGGGCTTGATTCCAAGTATTGGTGGCAATATTCAGGTTGGAATTTCTTCCACAGCAAACCAGACTGCTGACACTAATGGGTTAATACCAGACACTAGACTTGGTTTTTCTGTAAGCAGTATCCCAGTTCGTCTAGCATTCTTAGACAATAGTGGAAACTATGACGCAATGGTTTTTAGAGGAACCCTCCCATCCTCCGCTGACTCTTTTACAATTCATGAACTTGGAATATTTCCAAGCAACCCAGATGAAAGCAAGCCTCTTTCAGAACAGCTTTTAGTTTCTGGAGAATCTGCAGATGGATGGCTAAGATCTGGAACAGGAATTAGTTCTGTTTCTGGAAACCCTCCAACAGCATCTGGATATATTTCTACAGCACCCACAGATTTTTCTGGAGGATTTAGAGTTGGTTCTACAGCCCTATTTTTAAAACAAAATGAAGTCTTAAGAATCAATAAGACTTTTAGTCAATTTTCATCTTCAGGACAAAATGCATTTAACATTGAAGATAACATTTCAATAGCGTACTCTAAAAAAACTGGAGACACTCCAAAAATTATTATTAAGTTTTTAACTAATGACGCTAACTATTTTCAAACAAATTTTACAGCAACTACTGGAACAACCTATGTTATTAAAGACATTTTAAGAAGTTCTTTTACAAGCACTTTAACTCCAAGCTGGGGAAATATAAATGGTATAGAGATAACAGTGGAAAACTCAGATGTAATTATTGATGCAATTAGAATTAACGACAACAATAATCTAGACACAACTTATGGAATGGTTTCAAGAACTGTTCTTGGTTCTGGAAACTTAATTACTAAAGGTGCCTCAGAAGCAGTAGATATTGAATACTATTTGAGCTTTGGCTTTAATAAGGCGGTTTAACTATGCCTGTAACTGGATATGTAAGAGGTTTAGTTCCTGGAAAAAGATATAGGATGGTTGTCAGTGCTGAGGCTGGAGCACAACAAAATATTGTCCTTCCTTCGATTGAGTTTGTAGTACCTTCTGCACCAGACTTAATATCTTCCTACACTCCAGTTGGAATATTAGA